GTATACTAGTAACAGGCTATTGTCCACTTTTAAATTTGCAAGTAAGTATGTAATTATAATCTACATGGCACAAAAACTATCACCCAAAGCAGCAGCGGCAAAAAAGAAAAGAGATTTAGCATTCGCTAAGTCATTTTCTCGTAAGAAGAAAAAAGCTGAAAATCAGCGAAAGCGTAGAGCTGCCATAAAAGCAGGTAAAAACATCAAAGGAAAGGACTACGATCATAAGGATAAGAAGTTCAAGTCTGTTAAGAAAAACAGAGGAAATGATGGTAAAGGAACTAAACGTGAGTCAACTGCACGATATTAAGAATTAGGGAAAGACCCTATACCAAGTCAATAATAACCAAAAAATAAAACCAATGACTTATTTATATTACAAGACTAGTACATATACTAGCAACCAAAAACCGAATGAAAAAACTATAGAAGAGTGGAAACACCTCGCAGACAAAAAGAACTGGAGGATAACTCAACTAGCAAATGGTTTTTACCAAACTGAATGTAAGCATGTACATGATGAAACGTGGCATGACGTAACTAGACGAGAAACTGTAGAAGGCGCTGAAGCAGCTATTGATGGAAGCATCGATCACTTTGCTAAAAAGATAGAGGCATCAGCTGGACCTAAAGTAGTTAAAACATTCGAATAGTATAAATCAAATTAAATTTAATTAAATGGAATATAACCAACCCAGCTCGTTGATCAAAGAACTAAACTTTGGTGATGAGGCTAAAAGTAAAATAATTACGGGTGTAGATAAGCTAGCGAAAGCAGTTAAGTCTACTCTAGGTGCATCTGGAAAGTGTGTAATATACGAAGATGCTAGAGGCAACCCGGTCATCACAAAAGACGGTGTAACAGTAGCAGAATCTGTTGTCTTATATGACCCGGTTGAAAACCTCGGCGCTACACTAATTAAAGAAGCAGCTAAAAATACAGTGAAAGAAGCAGGTGACGGTACTACAACAGCTACCGTCCTTGCTGAAGCACTGATTAAAGAAGTGCAAAAAGAACAATACGCAGAGCTTTCTACTAGGTTTATTAAGCAAGGCATAAATTCAGCACTTGACAAAGTGAACGAACATCTTACAAAAACAGCTATTGAAGTAAAAGGATCAATGCTTAGAGATGTTAGTAGTATAAGTTGTAATAATGACACTGAACTAGGTGCTATTATAGCTGAAGCTTACACTAAAGTAGGTAAAGATGGTGTAGTTTTTATGGAAAGCTCAGAAACAGATGAAACTTATGTTGATATAGTTGATGGTGTACAGTTTGACTGTGGTATAACATCACCACATTTTCTTACAGACACTGAAAAACACGAAGCTGTGCTTGAAGAACCACTAGTTTTGATTGTAGGTAGTGAAATACCTAACATACGTAAGATACAACCAATACTAGAACACGTTATAAAGAACAAAAAAGAGCTACTTATTGTCGCTCAAGTTGATCAACAGCTAAAATCAGCCCTTATGATGAACAAAGTAAAGGGTAATATTAAGGTAAATATTGTAGATTTACCAGGTTTTGGTCCTACTAAGCAAGATACTATTCAAGATTTAGCATTTTTAACCGGAGCAACGGTAATAAACGAAGAGCTTGGTGATGACATGGATTTAATTACTGTTGATTGCCTTGGAAAAGCTGAAAAAGCCGTTACAAACGATAAAAATACTGTAATAACTACTATAGACCTTGGTGAAGATTTATCAGAACGTATAAAAAGCGTTAAAAAAGCTATAAAAAAAGAAAAAAATCCTTTTTTAAAGAAAAAACAACAAGATAGACTAGCTATGCTATCAGGTAAAGTAGGTATGGTTAAGGTAGGTGCTGCTTCTAAGGTAGAATTGAAAGAAAAGAAAGATAGGGTAGAAGACGCTATATACGCTACTAAAGCAGCTTTGAAAGAAGGAATAGTGCCAGGTGGTGGTATTGCATTATTAAACGCAGCTCAAGAAATAAAAGCAAATGGTTGGGGTGAAGAAATACTACTTAACGCTATTAAAGCACCTTATAACACTATATTAGATAATGCTGGTATACTTGAAGCTGTAGAACCTACTAAAGGTAAAGGAATAGATGTAACAAATGGAAATACATGTGAAATGATTAAACATGGTATTATAGATCCAGTGCTTGTTACTAAGTCAGCACTTAAAAATGCGGTAAGTGTTGTAACTACTATTATATCCGCTGATTGTATAATTTCAAATATGAGAGGCGATGCAAGCAGTCAATAACTATATAATAGTACAAAAAATAAAACAAGGGCCAAAGAAAGTTGGTGGGCTTATATTAACTGAAGACGTAGATGCGGACAATAGGTATATAAAGGCCAACGTAATATCTGTTGGTAACCTTGTTGAAGGTATAAACGAGAAAGATATCGTTTATTATGACAAGCATGCTGGACACGGTGTTCAGTACAAAGAAACTCTTTACCACGTTATTCGCTCAGGCGATGTGGTATTGATAGATTAAGCCTAAACCAAAAACCATAAACTGTAAACCGCAAACAGTAAACAAATTATTAATTTAAAAATAACAAAAATGAGTACAACTATAAAATTTGTTAAATCAGCAACTGAGGGTTTAGCAATATCACCTAGCAAATTTGCAGGTGCTAAAATAAACGGTCCTGGAGTGATGGAAGTACACTTTCATAAAACTACTGGTGGTGCTGCTTCATTTTCAGAAATTGAACTAAGCATTACTGATGGCGCTGCAGGTGTTGAGCAAAAAAGAGCTTTTCAAGCTTTAGCAAACGCTATGGGTGGACATCCAAGACACGGAGCTGTAGTGGAAGTCGCTGACGTATTAACGGGTAAATTTATTCACGAAGATATAACAGGCATAAGCGCTGTTAATCTATAAAAATTAAAAACAATGGCAGAAAACTATTTATTTTTCGCGGTTGATGGAGACAACAACCAAGACAAAGATGCTATTATGTTTCCAGCTTCTGGATTTAAAGGAGCTGTATCTACTAATAGCACTACACTAGAATTCTTTTTCGTTGATACAGAGACTATAGCAGAGAACGACGACGTGTCTTGCACTATATCTGCAAACAATCACAAGACTGTTTGTGATGAGTTCGCATCTTTAGCAAACGGAAATAGAAATAATACTAACAACTTTACAGTTATAAGAGATTTAAACGGTGACTTACCTTCTAATGAAGGAGCAATAAGTGCAGCTGGTATTTCTGATATATCTGCAATGACAATAACAACATTATAATCATGGAAACTTATTTATACTTTAGAAAATTTAGACCTGCATCTTTCGTGTCAACACAAGGAAGTGCAACGCAAACATTAAACACTATAACTGGTTTAGGTGGTGATGATATTGATAGTTCTACTGAGATAGCTGGCTTAGTAGTAACACCTGCTGATGGTACTAACGCTGCTATTGGTAGTAACTATTCACATCCAGGCGCTGGTGGTAATTTAACACTAGCTACTTCTGCTATAAACAGCATGAGTAACAGCGTACTTGTTTTTGATAACAGTACACAAGACTCTGGTGATGGTTATACTTTTGAAAGTGGTGATATAATAACTATTACTTTTCAACAAGGACTTGAAACTAGTTTTATGTACCCAGCAAGTTCATTGATGGGTATTGAAGCTACTGCAACTGGTGAAACAACTTTAAGATTTAGATCTCTTAAAAATAATAACCAAGATGATGTTGTAGTTATCAACCATGATGATGGTAAATATGAAAATATCGTTAATGGTATTAACGCAATTGTAAATGGTAAAAACTACGGAGGTGTTGTTACTGTTATAGACGGATCTGACGGTAAAACTGTTTTATCTCCAGAGCTAGGAGGTTTAGGTATTGACGGTCTTATATTTACACCAGAACCTAGTTACTAATAGCAATTGAGACTAACCGCGCAAGATTTGCGTGAAATGAATATCCTTAAGTATTACAGGCTCACACGTAAGTGGGCTTGTAAGACTTACGGGATATTAGATGCAGATCTAGAACTTTTATTTTATTTAGATTGTGAAGGAAGATTCACACGAAAAGATTTCATGGACGGAGTATATACATTTTCTTGGGATAAAGCCAGGTGGGACAGGCTTAGGCAAGATGGCTGGATAGATACTTGGAGACATAGAAATCGTACTACTATAAAATATAGTGTGTATAAGACGTCATATCGATGCAAACAATTAATTAATCGTATTTATAGAATTTTGCTAGGTGAAGAAGATATGCCTACATCTGAGCGATCTAAGTTTTATAAAAACGTATCATATACAGATAAAGTTTATAACAAAGCTATTGATGATATGATTAAAGATAAAAACAGATAATACTATGCCATACGGAAAAGGAACATACGGATCAAAAAAAGGTAGACCACCTAAAAAAGGTAAGAAAAAATCAATGAAGAAGAAAAAAAAGTAATGGAAATCTTTAAAGATAACAATAACTGGAACGAGAAGTCTATTATCGGAGCTGTAGCGTTTGTAATAATGTGCGCAGTTATGGTATTAGACTTGCTCACTGGTTGGCTAGGTAGAGATTTAGCTATAAACGAATTTGTGTATGACTCGTTTGTACTAGTTGTATTGGGTTGTTTTGGTATAGCTGGCCTAGAAAAATTTGCTAAGAAGTAATGTTAGGTAAGTTATTTTCAGGTGGCGCTGCGGATCTTGTGAAAGGTGTCGGTAGCGTCATTGATAATTTACATACATCTGGCGAGGAAAAATTAGCTGCAGAGGCTAAAATAAAAGAATTAATAGCCAACTATGAAACTGAGATGGAAAAAAACATTACATCTCGTTGGCAAGCCGATATGAACTCTGATTCATGGCTAAGTAAGAATGTTAGACCACTAGTGTTAATATTTTTAGTAGTATGTACGATGCTAATTATATTTATAGACGCTGGGCAAATTAAATTTAATGTTAAAGACTCGTATATAGACCTTCTTCAACTAGTGCTTATAACTGTTATAGGTGCTTACTTTGGAGGAAGATCATTTGAAAAAAGTAGAAAGTAATGAAACTAAACTGGAAAAAATATCCTAAGCAACCAAAGCTAGATTCTAGAGATACGCTTATTATATCTAAGCCAGATGGTTCTACTAAAAACCTACCAGTAAGTGCACTTAGAGAAAAACTACAACAATCAAGTGCTTCAACAACCTGGACATTAAAACATAATTTAAATGGAAAGCCGTCAGTGACTCTCACTGATTTAACCGGTAATCAAGTTTATGGTGACGTTGTTTACGACTCTGACAGTCAGATAACAGTTACTTTTATAAATTCAACAGCTGGTTATGCTTACCTTAACTAACAAACAAAAAAATGCCTAAATATTTAAATAATATAGATCTTAATGGTAATCAACTTTTAAGTCCTGTAATTCACGTAAGCTCACAATCAACAACAACAAATGGTCCCGCTGGTAATACAACTGGTACTGAGGGACAAATATTTTACAACTCTCACTCAAGCGCAAAAGCCTTATATTTTAGAGATGATTCTGGTTGGAGACCTGTTGGTGATATATCTGGTGTAACAGCTGGGGCTGGTTTATCTGGTGGTGGATCTGGTGGTACAGTTTCTTTAGCTATAGATATATCAGAGTTTTCTGACGTAACACCTGCTAATGGTGATAAACTATTAACGTTAGATTCAGATGGCTCTACAGAACAATTAACAACAATAGCTGCTTTAGCAACATTATTTGCTGGTTCTGGATTAACAGCGACAAACTCTGTTATAGCTGTAGATACACTTAATCAAAATACTACTGGATCAGCTGGTAGTGTAGCAAATGCTTTAACTGTAGATAATGCAACCGTACAATTAAATAGTGGTACAACATATAACGGTAGTTCTGCTTTAACTTTATCGGCTAAAACAGCCGCTATTGCAAATGCTGGAACTGCACTTGCTACTGCAGATCAAATACATACATTTGTTACAACACAAACTGATGCTATAGCAGCATCAACAACTGGTAATGCTGCAACAGCTACAAAGATAACAACTATCACAAACAGTGACATTGTACAATTAACAGCTACGCAAACATTAACTAACAAAACAATAGCTGCTTCTCAAGTAACTGAAATATCTGGAATAACAACAGCTGAAGGTAACCAAATAAAAAACATTGGCTCAACTACAATATCTGCAACACAATGGGGATATTTAGGGGATGCAACTGGAGCTATTACAAACACAGACGTTGATGTAAGTGTTGCAAACTTAAAGACAGCTTTAGGTGATGGTTTTCCTGATAATACAGCAAACATTGGAGATAGCGACGACACGATAACAGTTCCTGGAGATTTAGCTATATCTGGAGATTTAACTGTTACAGGTGATACTATTACAACTAACGTAACAACTGTTTCTGTAAAAGATCCAATGATTAGAGTAGCTAACAACAACGCTGTAGATTCTGTTGATTTTGGTCTTTATGGTACGTATCAATCTACAATCGATGGTACTACAGCAATAAGATTTTCTGGTGTATTTAGAGATGCAAGTGAAGATACTGATTCATGGACTTTCTTTAAAGACTTATCTGATGAACCTGGTGCTACAACTGTAAACACTGCTCACTCTACTTATGCTCTTGCAGACATAAAAGCTGCAACTGCTAAATTTACCACTGTTACTGGTAACGGTTCTGCTTTAACATCTTTGAATGGTAGTAATATAACTTCAGGTACTATTGATGCAGGTAGAGTTGCAACACTAAATCAAGATACTTCTGGTAACGCGGCGACAGCTACTAAAATATCAAGCATTACAAATTCTGATATTGTACAGCTTACAGATTCTCAAACGCTAACAAATAAAACATTAACATCACCTGTATTAAACACTGGTGTTTCTGGTACTGCTATAAAAGATGAGGACAATATGACGTCTAACTCTGCTACCCATTTAGCCACTCAGCAATCTATTAAAGCATACGTTGACTCTCAAACTTCCGGTAACTCAAATACTGGTGGTAGAAATGCATTTGTATTAAATGACACATCAACTGGTGTTGCCGTAAGTAACTTAAACAAAACATATACAATAACACATGGTATGGGTGATAGTTTAAATTACGGTGTAGAAGTAATTAGGGGTGCAAACGGTAGTGGTGAGACTGTATATACAGATGTAACAAGAACAACAACTACAATAGTAATAAATTTTGCAGTTGCTCCTACAGCTGGAGACTACACTGCGCTTGTATGTAAGTACTAGTGTATAGCAAATTAAATTAAATTATGATTATAAAAATAAACTATAATAAATCAGATGGTACATTAAACTTAACAAAAGATGAAGAGATAGTTACTGTTATCAATGACAATACTGTTGTTGATGATAGCGACACTCTGTCTTTTGAAATAGCATTAGATGTTTCTAAATACCAACAAGATCAAATAGAGCAATTAGATGGCAGCATTAACTAGTACACAGTCAGGTAATTGGGCAACTTCATCAACTTGGGGTGGATCAACTCCAGCTGATGGAGATACTTTTACTATTGCCCAAGGGCATAAGGTTACAGTTAACTCTGATCAAAGAGCTGGTACTGGTTTCGGCGATATATTAGTTAGAGGTTGTTTACATTTTGCTACTAATGGTAAAATAAGAATGAACGGTAGAATTACTGTTCAAGGTAACGGTTCTACTGATTACTCTAAGACTAACGGTGTATCTGCTCAAGATTTCACTGAGGGTGGTGGTTCTTCTGGGGCTTTACTTTCAGCAACAGGTAACAATATAACATTAGAGTTCGAAGGCACCAACTCTGATCAACACGGTATATGGATAAGAAATGTAACGTATTCGTCTTGGAAGTTTACAGGTGATGATAGTGTAACCACAACAACACTATCAGCTGATGCGGGTGTAGAGGATTATTATTTAACTGTTGCTGATGAAACAGGTTTTGGAGTTGGTGATTGGGTAGCGATATATAATGCTGGTCAAGGAGATTATAGAGTTAGAGCAGATGAAGGCTGTTGGGTTCATGATATTGACACTTCAAACAATAGAATATATACAAAAAAATTCGTAGGCCCAAAAGCAATAGTTTCTTCTGCTAGTGGTACATCGTTGGTTGTTGACTGGAGTAGTATATTTAGAGTAGGATATGTTATTATATTCGGAACAGGAAGCAATAGAAATGTTAGAACAATAACAGCGATAAACAATACAACAAACACATTAACTTTAAACTCAAGTATATCTGGTACTATATCAAGTGGTACAGAGGTGTATGAGACTGGTTTTGATAAAAAACATTTATCAGGCAACACTGTTAGAAGAAATGCAGCTGTACTTACTAGTGCTGCGGCTGTAAACGATACAACTGTTACTATTAGTAACGCAACAGATATAAGTGTTGGAGACATTATCAATATTGATGTTAATAATGATGTTGATACAAGTTGGGATTATAATAGCGAATATTCGGTAACTGCTAAAAGCGGTAACACGCTAACAGTTAGCCCAGCTATAGCAAACGTAAGAAAAATTGGTAGTTTAGTACAAAGGTTAAATAGATCAATAGAGATAACAGGAGTTGACACTGATGTGAGGGCTTTTACTTATGTAGAATATTATACTGACTATAATAGAGCAAGTACTAGAGAAATAGTGCTAAAAGATATAATATGGAATCGTATGGGTGGTAACACTAATAACACTTTTTACCAACCAATGTGCTTTGTAGCTGGATATAATAGTAGATATCGAGATAATGACAATGCCACAGATTCTAGATATGATTGTCAAAGTAAGTATGAAAATTGTGTTGCTTTAAATATAAACAACAACCCTAGTTATGGTGGCTTGAGTACTAGACACCCACATAGCTTTGTACATAGAAATTGTATACAGGTTAATTCTGGTCAAAGAGGTGGATTTCAGTGGTCTTCACACTACGACATACAGTATGTTAATAACTACACTACTCGTAACTCTTACAACAGTTTGTATAATGACGGTATGTACGAGGCAAACGAATGGGCTTACTTATACCTTACTAGATCTGATGATTACGGTATGATGATGCATCATAACAGAGAAATGAACCCTATACATAATGTTATACTGTTGAACCATGAGAATAGACCGATGTATATGTATTATCAAGCACCCAACTCAACATTTAAAAGATTCCACATAGACGGTTTTAGATATATACCTTATATTGGTGCTGGTGGAGGTGATGCCGTGTTCCAAGATTCATACATACAAAACAAATGGTACAAACAAGTTCCAGGTGTGTATGCTGGATATACAGATACTTTTGGTGTTGTTGACACTAATGATTATTTTGGTAATGGTGGTGGTGATAGTAGAGCTAATAGTTATAGGGGTGGTGGAAATTGGATGATGTCGCAACTTCAAGATTGGTGTTTTCAAGATGGTTTAAACGCTGTTATTGAAAACTCTTATAATTTAAAATGGAATTTTGACGGTGGTAACATATGGAATGTTATTAACTTAAGATCAGAGTATTATTTAGTTGGTCAAGAGATAATATATGTACCAGCTAATACAGCTGTAACTATAAAAGGTGAGTTTAAAGGACAGTCTAATGGTTCTTGGAGTTATCCTTATATATGTGCAAAACCACATACTAATAATGCTCTAGGTAGATATCAGACAGCTTATACAAACCAAACATCTTTTGGTACTAGTTCTGATACAGATGTCAAGAAAAGTATGTTAAATGGGTTTAAGGACGAAGTAAGGTTTGATAGCGCTGTTGGTGTTTGGCAACAAAAAACATTAACAGTGGCAGCACAAAAGTACGGTTACACTTTAATAACAGGGTACAGCTGGGACAGTGATAACCAAGAGGAAATAGGTTATATAAGAGATTTAAAAATTATTTTTCCATCTCCACCTAAATTAAAGATGAAAGGATCTAAAGGAATTGAACTTAATGTGAGTAGAAAACGAATAAGCGGAAGAATATAATATGGCTAAATTTTTAAATAACATATCATTAGAACAAGCAAACGACATACAGTTTAAAACAACTGCAGGGGCTAATGCTGGTAAAATAGAACAAGACGGTAACAACCTAGTATTAAGTAATGCTGTTGGTGACATACTACTAGGTGATGGCTCTTCTGACGTCTATATTGGTGATGGAACTAATAACGTTGATATAATTTTTGAACAGTCAGGTAGTATCAAAGGTGATGGTAGTGCTGTAACGCTTACGCTAGGCGGTGCAAACACCACTTTAAATTTAGAAAATCCTAATATAAACGGTAATTTAACTATACCGGAAAAAATTATACATTCAGGAGATACTAACACTTATTTTGGTTTTGATCTTGGCGCTGATACTTTTAGAGTAGTAGCAGGTGGTACTGAAAAACTTAAAACAGCAGCTGCTGGTATTGAAGTTAATGGTGAATTGCAAGCTGATAGTTTAGACATAGATGGTAACGCTGATATAACCGGTAACTTATCTTTATCAGGTGACAATAGAATATTAAATCTAGCTGGTGGTACAACTAGTTCACAATCAAAAGTTATTATTGGTGAACAAGGAATTTATGGTGTTGCTTTTAGATGGGACAGCTCTTCTGAGCTAGATTTTGATGGTTTTTGGGCTACCGATGTAACTGGTGCTAGAAATAGAGATTTAGGTAAAGTCAATGTAAATTCTAGGTTGTGGACTTTTAATGAGCACGTTGTTGTTGGTGGAGAACTTGAAGCTTTAAGTTTAGATATAAACGGTAACGCTGATATATCAGGAGCATTAACGTTGGGCACAGCTTTAGCTGTAGCTGAAGGTGGTACTGGAGCGACTAATCTAAATGCTTTAGTTCAAACTTCAGGTGATCAAAGTGTAGCTGGTAATAAAACATTTAGTGGTGGAACTTTTTTTACAAGTGCTACTTATTGGCAAGTTTCAGGTAGTGATTACGCTCTTCAAAGGGCAGATGCTAGAGATGATTTAACTAATTATTCTAGGTTACATTGGTATGGCAATAAGGACGATGGTACTACATCAAACTTTAGACACGCTTGGTACGATGGTGGCGGATATATAGATATAACAGCCGCTAGTGGTACCGTTACTTTTGGTGGCGCTATAACATCCACAGGTCAAATTACTGGTACGGAGCTAGAAGGTACTAGTTTAGACATTAACGGTACCTCGAATATATCTGGTGAGGCAACTTTTGGTGGTAACGTAACTGCTGGTAGTAATTCACTAACAGCTGGTAGTTTGGACATAAACGGTAATGCAGATATATCGGGCACTGTATCAACAGGTGTGTTAACAGCTACTGGTTTAAAATCACCTTATGTTGAAACAAATAGCAATGCAAGTTTATTTTTAAGACCAAATGGAAGTGGTAATTTGTATTTAGGTGATTCTGGAAATGGTGCAAAATTTTACCACTATAGTCACGCTAATGATGGTGTGTATTCTACATATCAGTACAATGGTAATTACTACATGATTTCAACAGAAGCTACTTCTGGTATTTATATAAACGACCCATTAAGAGTTGATGGAGCAGTAGATATAAATAGCAATGTTGATATATCGGGTAATTTAACTGTTAGTGGAACTACAACTACAGTTAATCAAACAAACTTAGATGTAGCAGATAATATTATAGGTTTAAACAGAGGCTCAGCATCAAACACAAATGATTCAGGTATTATAATTGAAAGGGGTGATGTTGGTAATAACGCTGCTCTTATATGGGACGAAGGAGACGATCACTTTATACTAGGTACTACAACTTCTGATGCTTCGTCTACTGGTGGTAGTATAGTTGTTGCAGGTGGAAATTTAAAGCTTGGTGGTCTTTTGTTAGATGGTAAATCTATAACAGGTATTGATAACTCTGAAAACTTTACTAATGCAGACGATCACATAATGACATCTGCTGCTATTGAAGATAAAATACTAGGTTACAGTTATACGGCAAATGCACTACCTTTAGCTGGTGGTACAATGTCAGGTGCTATTGCAATGGGCAATAACAACATTACTGGTGGTGGTACAATTACTGGTACAACGCTTACTGGTACTAGCTTAGACATAAACGGTAATGCTGATATATCTGGAACTACAACACTTAACAATACAGTTTACTTTTCATCAACAGGAATGATTACTTGGGGTGGTTTTGCTGGTGGCACCGGTTTTGGTATTAGAGGTGAAAGTGGTAGAGCTTTAAGTTTAGGCTCTAATGGTAATTTTGATCACCTTATTATAGACACTAGTGGTAACGCAACTTTTGCAGGTAGTGTAACCGCTACAGGCGGTTTAATTGTTGATGGACAATTTACTTATGATACTGACACTGGAAACCAACCGTTTTATATAACAAGACAAGGGTCTAACGCCGAATCATTGTCTATAAAAGTTATGGACAGCAATGTTATATTTGAAAGCATACAAGATGAAACTGCTGATAATTACGGTGGTTTTGAGTTTAGAATGGACGGTGGAGTTACAGAGCCTGACTTTATGATAAGAAAAGGAACAGCAGCGCCTATATTCAACGTTAGAGGTGATGGTGAAACAACTTTTGCAGGTGACGTAACAATTAACGCTTCTTTAGATATTATTAGAAACAGTAATGATAACCAATTAAAATTAAAAAGAAACGGGTCAGCAACTGGAGAGTTTGATATATATACAAATACAAACACATTATTTTTTAAAAATGTTGCAACAAGCCAAATTCCTTTAGGAATAGATGGTTCCAACAATGCAACTTTTGCAGGTAGTGTTCACTTAAATAGTGATTCAGCTCAACTACAGCTTGGCGATGATAATGATATGCAAATATTTCACAACGGTGCAAATGGTGAAATAAGCAATGGAACTGGTGATTTATATATTGAGAATCACGCTGACGATAAAGACATTATATTTCAGAGTGATAATGGTTCTGGTGGGGCTGCAGAATACTTTAGATTAGATGGTAGTGCTACAATATTAACAACATCTGTAGACAATTATTTTATTGACAACAAATCAGCTTTTTTTGGAAATAGTGGTGATTTAAGAATTTTACACGATGGTACATATTCTCTTATACAGAACAACACTGGCAACTTAACAATAGTTAATAGAGCTGATGACGCAGATATAATTTTCCAGTCAGACGATGGGTCAGGAGGAGTAGAAACATATTTCTTTTTAGACGGATCTGCTAGTGCAGGTAATCCAATAACAGTTTTTCCAGATAGTTCATTTGCCGCTTGGGGAACTGGTTATGATCTTATGATTAGTCATAATGGCACTAAATCTCAAATATTAAATCAAAATGGTAACTTAGAAATAAAAAACACTGCAGATGACGGGGATATAATTTTCCAGTCTGATGATGGTAGTGGTGGAACAACTGCTTATATAACTTTAGATGGTAGTGCTACAAAAACTGTGTTTAGTAAAGAAACGCTTCACGGTGATAGCGTAAAAGCAAAATTTGGTACTAGTGGAGATTTAGAAATACAACATAATGGGACTGCCAGTATTATTGACAATTTAACAGGTAGCTTGCTTATAAGGTGTTTTGCAGACGACAGTGATATTATATTCCAATCAGATGATGGTAGTGGTGGTGTGACAACTTATTTTCAATTAGACGGAACAAATACAAGAACAAAATTTAGTAAAAATGTAAACTTACAAGATAGTGTTGATTTATATTTAGGAACAAGTAGTGATTTAAGACTTGTGCATAACAGCGCTGATTCAGTTATTTCAAACTCAACTGGTGATTTGTACATTATAAATAGCGCTGATGATAAAGATGTTATCTTCCAGTCAGATGACGGAAATGGTGGAATAGAAACATATTTCTTTTTAGACGGTTCAATGGCAAATAGTGGTAATAATCTTAGATATACTAATTTTCCAGATGATTCAGTTTTAACTTTTGGTACTGGCACTGATTTACGAGTATACCACGATGGTACAGATTCTATAATACAAAACTATACTGGCGATTTAGAGATAACAAATACCCAAGACGACGGTGATATTATACTTATGTCAGACGACGGCTCTGGCGGTGAAACAGCTTATTTAACTTTGGATGGGAGTGTAACAAGAACTATATTCAGTCAAGAGGCTAGGTTTACTGACAATGTTAATTTAAAGTTTGGCTCTGGTGGTGATATGATGATGTATCACGACGGTAGTAATTCTTACATTGATCACACTGGTACTGGAGATTTATTGATAAGACAAGGTAGTAATGACAGTGACATTAAGTTTGTATGCGATGACGGTTCAGGTGGTCTTGCTACTTATTTGACTTTGGATGGTAGTGCAGGAAATATCAAGGTTTATAAAAACATGAATTTTCAGGATAACGATGTAATTCAAGTTGGTACTAGTGGTGATTTACAAATATACCACGATGGTAGTAATAGTTATATAGATAATAGCAATGGTATTTTTCGTATAACACAAAGTGTGGTAGATGGTGATTTGGTGCTTAGGGCAGATAATGGAAGTGGTAGTCCAACGCCTTACTTAACTTTAAATGGAGGGTTAGGATATACTACGGTTCAGAAGCATCTAGTTTTTGACAACGGGGTATACACCCAATGGGCTAACTTAGCTATAGGTCATGATGGTTCGAATGCTAGAATGTACAATTATGTAGGGGATATGAACTTCATAAATTACGCTGATGACAAAGATATTGTGTTCCAAAGTGACGACGGATCTGGAGGAGTTGAAACGTATTTCTATTTAGATGGTAGTGCTAGTAGTGGTAATCCGTTTACTGTATTTCCAGATTTATCTGAACTTGCTTTTGGTAACAGTAGAGATCTTAGAGTTAAACATGATGGTAGTAATAGTAGTATAGTTAATTACACTGGTAACTTAAGTTTTACTCAAAACGCTGATGGCAGTTCTTTAAGGTTTAATACAGACGACGGATCTGGCGGTGTTACTGAATATTTTAGAATAGATGGTGGAGCTGAAGTAAATCTTTTTCTTAAAAATGCAAGGTTTAACGATGGTGTAAAAGCTAATTTTGGTACCAGTGATGATCTTCAAATATACCACGACGGTAGCAATAGTTATATATCTGACGCCGGAACTGGTACTCTTTATGTAAAAACAAATTCATTTAGAGTGCGTAATTCAGGTGGTAGTGAAGATATTATTAAAGCACTTGAAGATGGCGCTGTTACTCTTTATTATGACAACGCTGCTAAGCTTGCAACAGCTTCTGGTGGGGTTAATGTTACTGGTGCAATGACAGCTACTGCAGATGTTGTAGCTTACTCTGATAAAAAACTAAAAGAAAACATAAAAACTTTAGATGGTAAAAAAGTTTTAGATATGAGAGGTGTTAGCTTTACTAGAAAAGATACAGGTGAAGAAAGCTCTGGAGTTATAGCTCAAGAAATACAAAAGGTAGCGCCAGAATTAGTACACGACAATGAGGGCACTTTAGGTGTTGCTTATGGTAACTTAGTAGGTTATCTAATTGAAGCTGTTAAAGATCAACAAAAACAAATTGACGAACTAAAAGCAATTATCAATGGCAATTCCAAGTAGTGGCACTTTAAGTCTTGCTGGTATAAAAGCTGAAGTAGATAACGACGAGTACAACCCAAACGCTACAACTCAAGCTTCTTTAACTACTTTAGCTACAGGAACTATAAACAACAACAGTACGCTTAAACCAAACCAGTCAACACCACACGGTATGCAAGAGTGGTATGGTTATGATAACGATCAAGCAGCCTCGTTTGTTGATAGTAGAAGTTTTGATTTTGACGGTACAAATGATTACTTAGAAGGTTCTGGTAGTTTTGCCGCGGCTGTAACACCACAACAAGGCTCTATTAGTGTTTGGGTTAAATTAGATGCAATGTCTGCTAACGGTTTTATATTTCAACTAACCGCAGAAGAAGGTACTGATGATCAGATTTTACTTCTTTGGAACGACGCCTCTGCTAGAATAAGAGGTAATGTTAAGTTAAATGGAACTGCAAACACAGTTGACTCTGGTGCTGGTTTAGAAAATGACGGTAATTGGCATCATGTTGTTTTAACATGGAAATCTGAAGATAGAACTAGCTCAAACAATATAGCTAGAATATATATAGACGGATCGCAAACAGCTAGTAATGCTCTTGGAACTGATACTTGGGCAGGTGGAAGTGGACAGGTAGGAGCTGTAGCAGGTTTTGGTAGAAATTCTATTCAAAACTATGGTCAAAATTTTAATGGTCACATGAATGATATAGCTGTGTTTAGTGATGTGTTAACACCAACAGAGGTTGCTACTATATACAATTCAGGATCACCTAAAGACGAAAGTAGCCATTCAGGATTATTAGCTTACTATAAAATGGAAGGTTACAGCGCTGGTGATACATCATTAGCTGATGACTCTAGCAACTCTTATAGTTTAACAATAACTAACAGTACTAGTATAGGTAGTACAGATACACCGTAATATGGCAAGAAAATACGTAATAATAACAAGTGAAGAGGTAAGCTCTGTAGATTTTACTAAGGTAGAAGAAACATCGGCAGATACATTAAGGTGGAACAATGATAACACAAAAACTTTTGTAAAGTATCAAGGTTACAAACCAACATGTTTACATGGTAAGACGGCTTATACTTACGCAGAAATATTAGCAATATTAAATGATGTAGATGGCGAGTGGTATATAGAAGATACGACAAGCGAATAACGCGCTTTAAATCAAGAATAAAGCGTGTAATAATATAAATATAAAAAAAATAAACAAATGGCAAAAAATTTAAACCAAATAGATATAGGTCAAGGTGGAGCGATATTTATAACAACTGATGCATATACTGCTCCAACAGGAAAAGTAATAGGTGCTATTCAGTTTTTATCAAACAGTAAGTTTACTAGCTTAACACCTGTCAATGCTGTTAACTCTAGATACCTTTCTGTGTCAGCCAATGGTGCAAACGCAAACGCTACTGCTGCAACTGACGGTGTAGGAGCTAAGTCTTTTGTAGCTGGTAGTTCTGGAACTGAAATATTGTTTGAAAACAACGAATTTATATACGGTAGATATTCAGGTGTTCAGCTTCAAGCTGGGTCTGCTATTGTATATCTAATAGACGCATAAATAAATAAAATTAACTTAAATTAAATAAAATGGCAAAAAAAGAAGAGGTGGTAGACCTTAAACCTACAAATATAACTGAAGAGCAATTAAAAGCTATTCAAGAAATTGTTGCACCAATCAATCAAGCTCAAATGGAGTTAGGTAGAATGGCAACACAAAAACACATGATACTTCATGAAATTACTAGACTACAAGATTCTTTAAAAGAAGAGCAAGTAGCTTTAGAAAAAGAATATGGTAAGGTAAATATTAACATTCAAACAGGTGAGATAGCTTACCCAGAAGATGAGCAAGCTGATTCGTAAGATCAGTATAGGTAAAGATTATAAAAATGACGCCATGCACTATGCCGTTGGGCAAGAAGTGTATGGTGGTCATACCATATGTGATATTTTAGAAGAAGAAAATAAATACAGTGTGTATATTAGAAAAGGTAAAGATGTTTTACCGTGGAAAGACTTTAACAAAAACATGGCTGTATCTGTAGAATATAACCTGCAGTACTAATGAAAAGCGTTTACAACTTTGTTGTAGCGCCGTTAAAATCTAGATACAACAACACTAAAAAAGTACAAAATAAAGAGTTAATATTAAACACTAAAATATTTAGTCATCAGCATGTTAGTAGAGAAGCTGTTGTAAAAGCAATACCTACGGTTGGTGATACAGATATAAAGGTTGGTGATAAAGTTATAGTACATCACAATGTATTTAGAAAATGGCACAACCAGCATGGAATAGAAAAAAATAGTAGAGGTTATATCGATGAACAAACTTACATAGTACAACCTGATCAATTATTTTTATATAAAAAAGCTGAATGGACACCACAAAAAGGATATTGCTTTGTGGCTCCAGTAAAATCTACAGATAAAACAAGTGTAGATAAAGAAAAACCTTTGGTTGGTATTGTTAAATATACTGACGGTACGGTTAACAAAGGTGATTTAATAGGTTTTAGACCTAACTCAGAATATGAGTTTATTATAGACGGTCAAAAACTATATAGAGTATTATCAAATTTTATTACAATCAAATATGAATATCAAGGAGACGAAGAAGAATATAATCCAAGCTGGGCATAAGGCAGTTGAAGAACTGATTAAAGTTGCTAAAGAAGCTATTGTAGATTCTGACGATGATATATCTGCTGACAGATTAAAAAATGCTGCAGCAACAAAGAAACTAGCTATATTTGATGCGTTTGAAATATTGAATAGAATACAAGAAGAAGAGAACATACTAGAAAATAAAGAAACTAAAACCGAGGTTAAAGTATTTAAAGGTTTTGCAGAAGGAAGATCTAAATAATAAAACACATGGGATTAAATAATAATACATTAGATTTTCATACAGAGGTGTCTAAAGGTCTTGTACCTAAACATTCGCTCGTTCATAAGTTTGGTCACAACCTAGACATAAACACGGATTCAGATCCAGAAACAATATGGAGTACTGGTGGTTTATATGTCTTCCCAAGTTCAGCTGATACACTTAAGATAATAAGTAATGATGTTGATGACAATGGGACTGGTACTACTGGAGCTTTAACAATAAAAGTTCAAGGTTTGGACTCTAACTACGATGCCATAGAGGAAGATTTTACGTTAAATGGTCAAACTGCAGTAACTAGTAATAAGGAGTTTTTAAGAGTTCATAGAGCTTTTGTTACTTCTGCTGGATCGAGCGAATACAACGAGGGCATTATAACTATAAACAACTCTGACGATAGCTTAACTTTAGCTACAATACCAGCAGAGTACGGTCAAACTCAAATGACTGTATATACTATTCCTAGAAATTATAAAGGATATTTAACTTCTTTTTCTGGATCTATGTATAAGGCTACACCTTCTACGGCTATTATCCTTGAGATGATATTTAAAAAAAACAGCGTAAAAAGAGTAAAACAAAATATAGCTATTGATACGACCGGCTCCACTAGCTTTGTAAAGTATTTCGACTGTCCGTTACCTATTGAAGAGAAAACTGATATTTATGTTAACGCTAAAGAGGTATCGTCAAATAATTCAGGTGTATTTTCTAACTTTTCTATAATATTGGTAGATCAAAGCGCAAAGTATCAATAAATTAAATTAAATTAAATGTACGAGCAAAACTTAGTTAAGACAGTTGAGCCGATAAAAAGAACCACTATCTCTAGAATGAATAAGGGTAAGAAGTGGAAGTATGGCTACGATAAAGATCATGATATTATAGTGCTCTCTCGTACTGGTCAGATAGGAGAAATCATAGAGATACAAAATCTGGTTATTGCTCTACCTAAGGTGCCTAAGGATGTATATAAGGACCCGAAAGATAAATGGGTTAGATTTACTCAACCGAAGGAATTAGAGCGCTTAAAGAACATCTTTGATTGGCGTGCATATCCAGAGGAGCAGAAGGATCAATGGCATGACTATATAGACGAAGAATTTAGAAGGAGAGAAAAAGGGTTTTGGTTCACGAACAATGGTAAAGCAACGTATATAACAGGTACACACTATATGTATCTGCAGTGGAGTAAGATTGACGTAGGTGCACCAGATTTTAGAGAAGCTAACAGACTATTCTTTATATTTTGGGAAGCTTGTAAAGCAGATAAAAGATGTTATGGTATGTGCTACCTTAAAAACAGACGATCTGGTTTTTCTTTTATGTCATCAGCAGAAACAGTTAACCAAGCTACAATATCAAGTGATGCTAGGTTTGGTATATTATCTAAAACAGGAGCTGATGCTAAGAAAATGTTTACTGACAAAGTTGTACCTATATCGATTAATTATCCTTTCTTTTTTAGTCCTATTCAAGACGGTATGGATAGGCCAAAATCCGAGCTTGCATATAGAGTTCCAGCTTCTAAGTTCACTAGAAAGAAGATTACATCAAACGAAAAGCTAGAAGACTTAGAAGGATTAGATACAACTATAGACTGGAAGAATACAGGTGACAATAGCTATGACGGTGAAAAATTAAAGCTTTTAGTACACGATGAAAGTGGTAAGTGGGAAAGACCCGATAATATATTAAACAACTGGAGAGTCACAAAAACATGTTTACGATTAGGTAGTAGAATTATAGGTAAATGTATGATGGGCTCAACATCAAACGCACTAGACAAAGGTGGAGAAAACTTTAAAAAATTATATGGAGCATCAGACGTTACTAAGCGAAACAGAAATGGACAGACAGCGTCTGGCTTATATTCTCTTTTTATCCCAATGGAGTGGAACTACGAAGGATTTATTGATGAGCACGGAAGCCCAGTCTTC